CTTGTCCAACACGATGGACAGCGACAATCTCTATCCCTGGAAACGCTGGCATATTCAGGATGACCCCACCGGGTCGAACACCCAGCAGGCGGCGGTTGAGTTTTTTAACCCGCAAGACAATTCAGGCGCGTTGCTGAACGTGTTTCAGGCGTTCACGATGATGGCGGATGATCTCTCGGGCATCCCCAAATACATCACCGGCAACTCTTTGTCCGGCGGCGCGGGCCGCACGGCGTCTGGGCTGTCCATGCTGATGCAGCAGGCCAACAAAATCCTTCAGACCGTGGCGGCGAATATCGACCGCGACATCATGAGTGGCGCGCTGGACGCGCTCTATGATCTCATCATGCTCACCGATACCACGGGCATGCTGCGCGGCGATGAGGATATCCGGGTCATGGGCGTGCAGGTTGCTGTGCAGCGCGAGACCCAGCGGCAGCGTCAGATTGAGTTCCTGCAAGCCACCGCCAATCCGATTGACGCGCCGATCATGGGTCTTGAAGGTCGGGCCAATGTGCTGCGGGCCGTGTCGCAAACCATCGGCCTTGATGGTACGCAGGTTGTGCCATCCGAGATGCAGATCAAAGCCAAGGAGGCGCAGGTGCAGCAGGCGCAGCAACAGGCTATTCAGAACCCAGGGCCACCGGGACCGCCCGGCCAGCCCGGACCTCCGGGGCCTTCTCCCGGCGCGCAGGCTCAGGGTAATCAGCCTGCGCAGAATCCGTACCCGCAGCCGCAGGGCACGAACACGGTAAGCCCCAATGCTGGCGGCACCGCTCAAACTGGTGGAGGTTGAAATGGCTAAGCTTGAAGTATTCGACAATAAGCAGGAAATGGAAAAGCCCATGGACATGACCCAGGGCGGCGGGAAGCCGGTCGGGCCATCCGTGAAAGAGCACAACGCGGCGGCGATGAGCAGCCGGGACTACCCCAAAAAGGGGCAGACCCCAGGCTCGCCCAATGTGGGTGAATGGCCGTCTGGCGACCTGCGCGGCGACACCTCGAAGCCGCTCTGCTAATCCATGCAGCTGCTCAACGTCGCCACCGCTTCCGCGCAAACAGGCACCTCGTCGAAATACAATGACGTGGCCAGCCTGTGGCGCGACGCGTACAACACCATCTATATCGACGGCACCTTTGGCGGTGCAACGGTGGTGGTTGAGTGCTCGCCCGATCCGCTCTCGCTAGCGGATGCGTCAAGCCGCTGGCACACCATCACTTCCGCCACGGCGGCGGCAATGGTGATGACCAACTACAAGTACAAAAAAATCCGCGCCCGTGTCTCCGTTGGTGGCACCGGCACGCTTATCGTAGAGGTGCTGTGATGGTGGAAAGCTCTCGCCTGTATCCGAAAGTTGGCACCGGCCTGGAGGCCAGCTTCCCCGAAAAGCATATTGCTTTGGTTGGGAAAGGCAGCACTCAGGAAGTGCTGAACTACGAAGCCAACCCCATGGCGAAAAGCACGGGGGGCACGCAGGAAGCGCGCGTGCGCAACATTTACGCCAAGAATGGTGCGCCGCCGATCCGGCCGACCCCCGACGAAATCACCCCGCCTGCCGATCCAAGCGGGCCGGGGATTGATGCGTCGAACCCGAATATCGTGCCTGTATGAAGCCTGAAGAACAACTCATCGAGGCCGCGAAAAAACTTCATCACGCCGCCGGGGTGCAGTGGAACGAATTTTTAACCGCTTTGAAAGCGGTGGAGGTTGACGCCGCACTCGCGCTCGTCCGCACTTCACCAGATAAACTGCCCCTTGCTCAAGGCCGGGCGCAGTTTGTTCGTGACCTCACGGCCACGCTTTCCAAAGCCTAACAGGAGCAGAAAATGTCGCAGTCTAAATTCGCCGTTGGTACCGAAGCCTCGCTGCCGCCGGTTGTCATCAAGCAGCACCGCCCCGCCGCCGTGCTGAAAGCATCCAAAGATATCGACGATTTTTATGCGGCGCAGGCGACGCCGCCGGTCGAAACGCCTCCGACACCCCCGGTCGAGCAGCCGCCCGTCGAAACGCCTCCGGCAACCCCCACGCCGCCGGTTGAGACCCCGCCTGTTACTCCGCAGAGTAACACCGAAAACCTGCCCCCGCCGTCGCCGGGCGACGATTGGGAGCACCGCTACCGCTCAGCCAATGGGCGGCTGGTCGCCGCTTTGCGCCGCGCCGACTTGGCGGAAGCCGAGGTCCAGGCGCTTACGACGCGCATGGCGCAGCTCGAAGCCCGCGTGAACGCGGCACCGAATTTGCAGCAGCAGGACCATGGGCCGCTGCCCGACTTGACCCCGGAAGAGATTGCGAACCTGGGGCCCGAGATCATTGAGATGGTGAACAAGCGCGCCGCGATCATTGCGCGGTCGGAGACCGCACGGCTCCAGCAGCAGATCGACGCGCTCACCGCCGGGGTTGAGACAACCGCCCGGTTGCGCGGGGCGAGCGCCCAGCAGATTATGTACGCCGATTTAGACGACGCGGTGCCCAACTGGCGCGTTGTCAACAACGACGAAAACTTTCACCGCTGGCTTGACGGGGTGGATGCGTTCAGTGGCCGGGACCGGCGCAGCATGCTCACCGAAGCATTTAACCAGAATGCTTCACAACGAGTTGTTGCATTCTTTAAAACTTTTGTTAATAGTGGCGTTGTACCATCAGCACAGGGTACGCAGCCGCACGCCGATGGCGCTAACCAGCCCCATAAGGTGCCGCTCGAAGCCTTTGCCGCACCCGGTCGGGGCGCTTCAGGTTCGGCTCCAGTCGAAACCGCGAAGCCGATTTGGTCAGGAGCAGACATCACAAAATTCTATGATGACGTGCGCCGTGGGCGCTACGCGGGCCGGGACGCCGAAAGGGTGGCCACGGAAACCGATCTCATCATGGCACAGGCTGAAGGTCGCGTTAGGCAATAATTGCTGGGTGCCATGGGCGCTCAGCCTTCATAGGAGCGTGTAATGGCATTTCCCGTAGGTACCCCGTTTTCCGGCGCAGCCGCGAACCCCGCGTATTCTGGTACCTTTATCCCGCAGATTTGGTCGGGCAAGCTGATTGAGAAATTCTATAACGCCACCGTTCTGGCGGCGATCAGCAACACCGACTACGAGGGCGAGATCAAGAACCAGGGTGATACGGTCAACATCCGTACCAAGCCCACCATCACGATCAACAGCTATTCGGCGGATCAGGCGCTTGTCCTGCAGCGCCCGGCCAGCAACATCGTGCAGCTGCAGATCACGCAGGGCGAATACTTCAACACCGTTGAAGATGATGTCTACGCGGTGCAGTCTGACATCAACATGATGAGCATGTGGGCCGATGACGCCGCGCAGCAGATGAAGATCGTGATTGATACCCAGGTTCTGAGCACGCTCTACGCCTCCGTGTCGGCCTATAATACCGGCCTCACCGCCGGTAAAATCACCGGCAAGTTCAACCTGGGCGCGCCGAACGCGAACATTTCGCTGGCTGGTAATCCGGTCATCGTGGATAACACCAACGTGCTCAACTACATCATCGACTTGGGCACGGTGCTGGATGAGCAGAACATCCCCGAGCAGGGCCGGTGGCTGGTCATCCCAAGCTGGATGGCGGGCTTCATCAAGAAATCCGATCTCCGGCAGGTGTCCATCTCCGGCGACGGTGTGAGCATCCTGCGCAACGGCCTGTTGGGCATGATCGACCGCTTCACCCTCTACGCCTCGAACCTTCTGCCCACCTCAACCGTGGACAATGCGTGGTACGTATTCGCCGGGCACAGCCACGGCCTGACGTTCGCCTCGCAGATCAGCAAGATCGAGACGCTGCGCTCCGAGCAGACCTTCGGCACCATTCTGCGCGGCTTGCAGATTTATGGCTCCAAGGTGGTAGATGGCACCGCCATCGCCGTGCTCTACGCTACGCCGAATACCGGCGCGCTCTAAGCTGGGAATAGCCCCGTGGGATGATCTCACGGGGCAACACCGGAGGTATAAAATATGTCCGGCTCCCAGAGTGGTTACACATACGGCCAGCTTCTCACGCAGGCTCGCACCATTATGCAGGACCAGTCACTGCCGTATCGTTACGCGGACAGTGAATTATATTTTGCGCTTACGGAAGCGATGGGTGACGCGCGCCGCCTGCGGCCGGATTTATTTTTGACCGTCGGCCTGGACGCCGCGCCTGTGTTTATCACCGCAGCTTTGGCTGCGTCGCCGTTCCCGTTGGGCTGGCAGTTTGTCCCTGCGTTCATCGACTACATCATCGGCCGCGCCGAAAGCCGCGATGACACCTATACCGATGACAGCCGGGCTGTGACATTTCTCAACCGCTTTGTTGCGCGTATGACGGGGGCCACAGCATGAGCGGAAGCACCAGCTGGACACCGCTATTTATCAACGTCACTCCGACGATGCAGACCTTGTTCAACACCATCCGCGTGCGCGCCATGGGGATCACGGATGAACAGATGCAGCTCGAATTGATGGAGGCGATGCGGTATTATTTCAGCGAGAGCACCGCGTGGCGCAGCTCGCGCACGTTCACGATAACACCGCCGCAATATACGATTTTGCTCAGCAACTGGCGCACAGGCGCGGAAGTGCTGTTCCCCACGTTCGCGACATGGAACGATAACCCGTTGAGTCCGGTGGCAGAGATCGGCGGCTATTATGCCACGCAGAGCAGCACGCCGCAGGTGTGCAGCTATAACGCATCAAAGCTCTTCACGCTTGGTCCGCAACCCAACGCGGCTGGCCCGCTCATGATCCGTGCGGCGCTTCAGCCTTCCGTGCTGGCACCTGTCGTGCCGGACAATGAACTCACGGAAAACTTCGAGGGCATCATTGAGACAGTGCTGGCGCGCCTCTACGAGCAGCCCGGCAAGCCGTGGAGCAACAACGCGTTGGCGCTTCTGCACATGAAAAAGAGCCGGGCCTGGATCAGCAAAGCGCGTGACAAAGCCAATCGTGGTTTTGGCAAAGCTGATGCGCCATGGCGCTTTCCGTATTTTGCCCGTGGCTCGGGCGCGAACTTGTGGGGCTGGGGCAACGGCATCTGGCTCAATAGTTAAGGAGGCTTTTAAATGGCAATTTGCAATCTCAACAACGTGACAGTGAAGACCAACCGTTCGACCCAGATTTTGAACGCGATTGGGACCAGCGGGCTTATCAAGTTCTACACGGGCTCACCTCCGGCGGATGCTTCCGTCGCCGCGACGGGCACGCTCTTGGCCACGCTGACGTGCTCCAGCACGTTCGGCACCGTGACCACGGGCGTCTCCGGCGGTGCATCGGCGTATCTCACTGCCAACGCGATCACGTCGGCCAATGGCGTGGCCACCGGCACGCCGGGCTACGCGCGCATCTGCACCTCGGGGGGTACGGGCGTGGTTGACCTTGACTGCGGCACCAGCGGCACCAGCGTCATCATGACGCCGGACACCATCACAAACGGCGCGCCGGTCAACGTCACGTCCTGCGTCATCACCGAAGGCTAAGCTAAATGACCGCGACGGTTTGGAAGGATCGCGTCTGGGAGCGGGGCACCGTCACTGGCACGGGCACCGTGTCTTTGTCGGGCACCGCGCAGATCGGCGGCTTCCAATCCTTCACCAGCGCCTTCACGACGGGCCAGCAAGTGCTGTATGGAATTTTTGATTCTGTAGCGCCTGCCTGGGAAGTCGGGCTTGGCATCTTCACGACCTCGGGCAACACGCTGTCGCGTGCGACGGTTCTTGAAAGCTCGAATGCAGGGGCGCTGGTTACCTTCGCGGGGAATGTCTGCGACATCCAATCCGTGATCACGTCACCCACACAGACCAGCGCGGGCTCGGGCAGCCAAGGCAAACTTGCCGCATTGAACGCCAGCGGCCTCATTGACAACACCATGCTGACGCA